AGCACTTGGACATTGGTGAGGATCTCGCCCCCAGCGGTGTAGCCTGTGCCAGACGTTTCACCTGTGAGGGTGTAGGCCGTGGTGTCTGCACCAAGAGAAGCAGCGCTCGTATAGAGCGCCATCTTCAAAGTGTCAGTATCCAGATCATGGATGCCCAGCCATGACTCCTGTTTGAACGAAGAGCATAGCGTTTGTACCAAAGCCATTTAGACCACCTGTGTCCTGACCTGCCCAGTACGGTATGCGTCTTGACGGTTCTTGCCTTCGCCCAGATTCTTCAGCAGAGTCAGCGATTGGACGTACTGCTTGTTCGTCTCATCAATGATGTCAGGCTCCTGCTTCATGAACCGTGCCGCTTCAACCATGACTGCGTTAAACAGCACGCTGTCAAAATTGTCACCCAGCCAAGTGTTCGTTGCCGTGACGATACTTTCCGGATAGTAGAAGGAGTTCAGTTCCGCCGTCAGCGCAGCGCTGGGCGTGGGGCCAAGCAGGAAAGACTGCACCAGCGGAGTGCCTGTCTGCGTGCCGTACAGGGCGTAATACTGCGGCGTCCCAGTGACAGCAACACTTGGAAATGACTCCCGCATGAAGTTTACATCCTTGTTCAGCAAGTAACTGAACACGCCCGCAACGGTCACACCAAAGGAAAACGAAGACAAGAAGTCTGTCGGTACTACAAGTAGCGGGTTACCGATGGTCAACGTAAGCGTGGTGTTCTTCCGCAAATTGGGAAGTTGAACCGAGTTATAGATACGCTGCTCGGCTAGCTCCGTCATTGTGGCGAAGTCAGCCGCCGAGAAAGTGTTCTCGGTGTAATCCTCAACAGCAGTCTGCAACTCGGAGTAGTTCAAGTTTCACCTCACGCCATCGGCCCGCGAGACATAAAGCCCCGCGTAGCGGCACCAGATCCACGCTGCTTGATCCCGGAGGTCTTGACAGCGGGCGGCTTGCCCATAGCAATGTTCCCCACGACCATGCAGATCTCGTCCTTGAGGGTTTCGATCTCTTGCGGTAGCCCCGACTTAGCAGGGGGCAGCTTCTTGGCTTTCATCATGTTTCACCCCGACTTCTGGTTCATGGCGCGGGCCATGTTCTTGCCCATTTTCAGACGGTCCTCAGTGGTGGGACCGCCCTTCTTGAAGGCTTTCCCGCCCTTGGCGAGCTTGGTCATCGGCTTGCCGGGGTGCATCGCACGTTCGTGCTTGTGAACATCTTTCATCATCGCTCCTTAGGAAACGGACACGGTAACTGTACCAACATATCCCTGCCCGACCAAGCTGTTTGGCGTCAGGGGCGCATCAAAACCACTGGACCCACCTATCGGTGCCCAGCCCCACTCAATCACCCTGCTACCCCCGCCGAACGAGCCCGTAGCAGTCACACCAGACAAGTACCAAGTGTTTGTGTCTGGACGAGGATCACGCAGGGCCTGCGGATCGGACACGGGAAACATACCTAGCAAAAGTTGAGGGTGATCCTTACTCCAACACTGCGGGCACGATTTTATGGCTGTACGCTTTGTTTTGATGACCTCATTTTTGAGCTTTTTGAGGTCAAAGCGAAATCCGCAACGGTCGCAGAAACCGAATGCCTTTGCGCCGTTTGCGAAGCGGTTAGACATGCGTCACCTCAAATTTGTTCTTTTTTGAGATGTTCTCAGCGCCACGCATGACGCGCAAATTTAACGGCACATGCAGCCCAGAAACGTGTTTGCCTTGCAGAGGTATTACGTGATCTACATGCCAAGGCTCACCATTGCGTCGAGTCAGCATTGCTGCTATGGCATAGACACACTTCATTGTCAGTCTGTCATCTTTTGACAACCATTTTGGAGTGCGCTCTCGTACCGCTTTTTTGCGGCTCGCATTTAGGTATGCAATATTGCCTGCAGCTTTTTTGCGATACTCTTTCTTTTGAGCTAATCGTGCTTCCTTGTTAACTTCGTAATCAACTTTTTTTGCTTCAGCTAGTCGCTCTTTGTTTGCTTCACGATACTCTCTTTTTTGCTCAGCTATACGCGCTTTATTGGTTTCATAGTACGCTTTATGGTACTCACTACTATTTGGCCTTTTGGCGTTGTACTCAGAATAATACTGCTTTAGCTTATCAGCATTTGCTTGCGCATACTCTTTTTGTTTAAGCAGCCTATACTCTTTATTCTCATCGTTCCATTTTTTGCGGGCGGCATTACGCGCATCGCGGTTCTCCGCGTTATATTTTTTGTAATAGGCAAGTGCCTGTTCGCGTGTTTTGAACGCCATGATCAACTAATGAATTGCTCTCTTGGCACGAACCGCACCGCTGCCTTCTCTCTATCTTCCGTCGAGGCAAGATCCCAGTCCTGATCGTACTGCGCCTTTAGCACCTGCATCCGCTCCATCGCACCGGGGATCTTCATGGACAGGTAGTAGGCCAGTCCTGACACCAACGCATTGAGGAAACGGAACGGAATGTCTTGCGTGTACGTCCCGCCCGCACCAGCGTCCTGAATCCTGCGAAGCCGCCAGTAGACAAACGTGTACGTCTGAGAATTGTCAGGCGTGGGCCACACCGTGAACTGCGGCGCTGCTGCTTGGCGGTTGATGTAAACCTGAATAGGTCTTGCCTGCTGCAGCTTGTTCGGGATAGACGAGTAGGTAGAAACACTGATGCGCGTGATGGTCAGGTCCGTCTGCGTGGAGACGTTACCCGCGCCCGTGCGAATCACATGCTCAATCAGATCCACCGTATCGGCGGGCAGCGTGTAGGTGTTTGTGCCAGCGGTCAGGACTTGGGAGCCTTGTTCGATGCACCACATGTTTATGCCGCGATTCGACCAATCTGCAAACAGCAGATTTAGGCTTCGCCGTGCAGTCTTCAGGTCATAACCCGTGCGCAACTCAGCACCGCATCTTTCGAATGCTTCCTCGACGCACTCATTGAGGTCGAGATTAAACGTAGCGGTGCCGGAGGTTGCCATTATCGGTGCCTTGCGGTTTTTGCAGCAATCTTGGGAGGCTGTTTGACAAACTGTTTGCCTGCGGCTTTTCCTGCGCGTTTGGCTTTGGTTGTTGCAGCGTATTCTGAAGGTGTAAGAGACTCGATAGCTGCCTTGGGGAGGTAGCGTTCGCCGGTTTTGCTAGAAGGTTTGCCACTTTTGGTCGTCCACTTCTGCGCGGTCCAGTCCTTCAGACTTTGCTGCGGGGCTTTCATGTCAGTCCTTGTACCCACCACCCTTGGCCTTGTACTGCTTGGCAAGAAGCTGGGCCTTACGAGCGCTCCACTGGCCTGCAGCGGTGCCTTGGGTGGCCTGCCCCTTGATGGACTCAAAAAGGCTCTTCCGCATCCCAGGCTTGGTGTAGTTGCCAGCTTCGTTCACCCGTCCGCCCTCGGCGTACTCAGTAAAGTCCGTGTTGTCACGGCGCTTCTTCACCTTGCCTTTGGGCATCTTGGAAGGGTTGATGGCACCCATGCCGCGTGAAGTTCTCAAACGAACCTCCCCTTGGTCTTTCCCTGCCGCTCACAGCCGCCACCACGAACTTTGCCGCCAGAGGCATAGCCGACCCGGCCACCACGAGCGCGGAGTTCGTAATCCGTGTCCTCATCCCGTGTACGGGCGCGAGGCGATGGCTTCTTGGGAGTAGCCTGCATCACAGGCTTCTTACTCTCCATTGTCTCCGCACGGCCCTTGGCGGTTGCGGCGCGTTTAGCTTGAATGTCCTTACGGCCAACTGCGCCGCGCATGGTGGACTCGGCAGCTTCCATCTCCGCCTTCGGCCCAAACTTGCGCCCGGTCTCGGAAGTTGTTTGCCGTGCTTGCGGGGAAGAGAACTTTGCGGCTGCAGCTTTTGCGGTCTCTTTTGCAGCTTTTGCAGCTTTTGCAGCTTTTTCGGTCTTACTCAGTTGCGCCAGTTTTGCTGCGCCCAAGACCCCTGCCCCAGCGCCCAACCCCATAAAAATCCGGTCCATATTGCTCGGACCCGAGGTGTTTTCACCAGTGCTTTTCGGTGCAGCGGATGCGGCGGACCTGGGGATTTCTGCCCTAGCAGCGGGTGCTGGTGACGGTGCGGGAGCCGGAGATGGCGCTGAGGCAGCTTTTGCCGCTGGCTTTGCCTTGGGTGCAGAAGGCCGCGTAATAGGCTCTTCGGAATACAGATCACCTGTTTCCAAATTACGGCGAAACTTGGACGCAGTTCCCATCTCGTCCACAACTTCTTCGCTGTCGCGGCGTGCTTTTGGCCCTGGGGTTGTGTCCAGATTCTCGCCCTTGTTGTACTCTTCCAGCGGATCTGTAGCACCACCTTCTGTAAAATTGCGGTACTTGCGCATATCACACCACCTTGCAGTTGGTCTTACCACGCTGGGCGCAGCCATCAATCTTGCCGCCCTTGGCCTTCTTCACCGGCCTGACAGAAGCGCCGTCGATGTCTTGAGGTGGAGCGCCCATTTCTGCTGTGTAAATGCCACCATCTACACCCTTGGCTTTTGAACGGCGCGGGGCGGGATGTCGCTTCAGGAGCGAATCAACTTCGCGTTTAGATTCTGCTGCGTAGTCCATGATTGCTCCTTAGCACTTACCGCCGCCCATCATCTTGACCATCTTGGCGGGTTTTTTACCCTTGGACTCGATGCCGCCGCCCTTGTTGTAGGCCATGCCGCCGCCCATCATCTTCTTGGCGGGCTTCTTCTTGTCGTCCTTCTTCATCATGAAGGCGGGGAGGGGTTTCTTCATTTCGGACTCCTTATGTGCTTTGGGACCAACAAACTTCTTCGCTACGCTGGGCGAGACATCTGTCTTGCCTGCAAGTGAAGCATACATAAACCTGCGCTGTTTTTCCGATTCAACCGGCATTACTTTCTCCCGGTCCACGATTTAATCGTGTCGGTTTCCCAGATGCGAATCCCGGTCCACACAATCGTAAAGATTGCTGCAACAGCAGGTAAAAATTCCACAAGCGTGCCAACCACTGTAACGACTGATAGGGCGTCAACAGCATGTTTTGTGCTTTCAGAAACTTCGTGTTTCATGTTAACAGTTCCACGCCCTAAGTGATTTATTGATACGAGAGTTCGGATCTTTGGCCGTCTTCTCGCTGGTGAGCTTGTTCTTCATGCCCTTCATACGGGCGCAGAATGAATCACGGCGCGGGCCACCTTCAGGCTGCGGAGCTTTGAGCCCAGGCTTGCCGGGGTTAGCCTTGTTGTAGGAGGCTCGGCCTTTGGCGTTGAGGCCGCCAGCCTCGGCTTTGCCTTCTTTGCGGGTCCAGGCAGGCGACTTAGCCATCATCAGTCCTTCAGAGCCAGGAACTGGGGGAGGGTCAGGCAGTCATTGCTGCCCGAGGTTAGCGTGCGGCTCACATAGGTCCACACAGCTTGCGCAAGCGTATCGTAGTCTACTCCGCCAGATGCTGCAAGGTTCAACTTGTTGCCCATCGTGCCACTGTCGTTGTACTGCGCTGCCAGGGCTTGCCACACTGCCGCTGCCAAATTTTGCGGGGACAGCACCGACTCGCCCGTGATGTCAGCCGATAGCTCTCCAGTGGCGTAGGGGACGAGAGTCAGCGTACCTGTGCCTGACAAGTCTGCTTGGACCGAAGCAATCGCCTCTAGAACGGCGGTGATGGCACCAGCGCCCGTCAGATTGCCGGATAGGCTTAGCAGGGCCAGCAGATTTGGCGGGGGTGAGATGTCGCCCGCACCAGTCAACGACGCAATCAGGTCGGCAATCAGCGACAGGAACGCATTGGTGACCGTGCCTGATCCCGTCAGATCCGCAGTAGCGTTTTTGGCCCCCGCCAAACTAGCGACGATGCTTCCCAAGCCATAGATCTGGTTACTTGACCCGATCTGACCAGCTTGTTGTGGGATGAACCATGTCAGGCTGGGGTAGGCCCCGTTCGGCAGTGCGTAGTACTCCAGCGCCGTGGTGGTCTGGTCCTGCATCATGCGGCTACGCACACGACCTGACTGAGCAAAATTACCCCGGTTACCTGACTGAACAGACGCAGAATTACTAGCCGCGCTGATGTACTTCAGCGGCAGCTTGTTGTAAACGGTGTAATTGCCGATCAGAGCCATGTTAGCCCCAGGCTACATCAATGCTGCCGTAGTAGGCGGTGTTGACAGGAGTAGCTGCGCCTGCGTACATCAACCACTGCAAATTTGCACCGTCAAAAATTTGGGGCATTGAAGGCAACTGATTCACCAAGTCACGCTCCGACGCCACCCCAACCGTCGTCAACGGTATCGTCAACAGAGGTTTACACAGCACAAGAACCAAACAACCCGACGTCATCGTGGCCGACAGGTTGATGGACTGAATTGACCGAATGCCCGTGTCACCAGCCGCAAGGGGGAGGAACGGCCCGTACTTGCCCGCGCCCGTACCGGAATAGATGACCGACCCCACCGGAGATGTGGCGGTGGCAGTTGGCAAAACCGGGCTTGCAGGAGTCAATCGACCTGATGTGCCCGCAGCGTTTGTGTAGTCAAGTCGGATTGTCGGCGTGCCAGCACCCATCACAACAGAGGGCACGATATACGCCTGTAGGCCCGCACCCGTTGCATAACGTGGCAGCGTCTGTGTACCCGTAAACGACTGAGCGCCCGTGGTGGTGACAGAAGAAATGGTAAACATCGCCACCTGATCTATCAGCATCAGAACGGCAGGTGCGCTGGTCGCTGCGGCTGAGTAGGCCGATATGTTCAGGATGTTCTTGATAGACGGCGAGACATCGCCCCCCGTGTACAAACCGTTGGTAGCCGCCGTGCCTGTGATTGTCTGCGAAGTGACCGTCTGAGAAACGCTGACGGTGTAAGTACCGCCGTTGTTTGCGCCTGTGCCCGTACCCAGCGCGGTGATAAACGTGCCCGCCGAAACACCTGTGCCGGTCAACTGCATGCCGATTGTGAATCGACCCGTGCCGTGCGTGGTGTCGGTGAACGTGGTGCCCGAGATGCTGCCGCTTGTCGCCGCCGTTGTTGCAGTTGTGGTCGTGGTAGCAGACAGCGATTGGAACGCTAGGTTCGTCGTGGAACCGTGCGTCGAGTTCTGAAACGGATTGCCTGCGCCGACTGAGAGGTCATACCAAACACCTGCCGTTTGCGCGGTTGTTGGCAGCGCGTTTTTGTTCCAATCCGTGCGGTTGAATTGCCCTGCTGTGATAGCAGAGATGATTTGATCCATTGACTGCAAAGCCATGACTTATCCCCAAACGGTTTGGATTGTGCCTATAAATGTTGCGGTGCTTGCTGATATACTTCCGGTATTCATCAATATCGAAAGATAGGCATTGTCAGCAATCACAGGCAAATCAAAAAAATCTAACGCGGGTGTGCGTTCACCTGTTTGCCCAATTTCACGCAACATAATTTGCTCAAGTGGTTTTACCAACACAAACGCAAGCAATCCAATGTCAGGCGTATTAAACGTCACGCTCTGAACACTTCTGATCCCTGTATCCCCTGGAGCCAGAGCAAGGAAAGGGTAGTTGCTTCCTGCTACAGCAGTTAATGAGTTATTTCCTGTCACCAATTGACCAACAACTGATGCCGATCCACAAGTCTGTGTGGGCGATGTTTGAAGCACGCCATTTTGGTTGATGTACGTGAACCTGAAAGTCGGACTCCCCGTACCCAGCATACCTGCCAACTGCACAGCCATGACGCTTACGCCTTGACCGTCTGTGTAGCGTGTCAAACTTGCCGTGTTGTCAAGAATCTGTTCATCTGTCGTACCTGTGTCTACAAACGGGTAGTAGAACAAGTAATCCATCAGGATCATCGGCCCCGCAGTTACACCGCTTGTAGATGTTGGTGAGACGGCTATTGTTTTAAGGTAAGTCTTGTACCCCAAACTTGCCACGGGCGGGTTGTGCGGAATACCGCCATTTGCGGCCTGACCAATTGGAAGACCAATAAGCGGCGTAGATGCGTAGTAAAACGGCAGTGGATTGCCGGGGCTCAAAGTCACATCAAACCAGGAGCCTGCGCCAGTTACTGCGTTAGGTATTTTGCGAAAGCCGCCAAAAAACGTCTGCCCGTTCTGTTCGGCGTCAACCAAATCTTTGAACGAGTTGATAGCCATTTACGTTACCGCGCTGGTGCCACGCAAAGCAGCTTCCAAATTAGCCAGGACAGGCGCGTTCTTGTGCCCGCAGGGCTTGTAGACGATGTGCTGCACAAGAAACACCGGCTCATTGCACTGAGCGCACAAATACTTGGGCAACTCGCCCTTGGCAAGATTGGGCTGGTCCATTCAAGTCTCCGTGACGGTCAGAGCCGAAGCATTGAACTGCGGTTGAATGCCTGACGCAACCGCCAGCGAACTGTTTAACGCGCCAGCGTACAGCACGTTACCCGCACCACTTGCAGCCGTCCCAATTGCCACATGGGTCAGCGTAGCGCCCGTAGCACCGCACTGGGGGAACTGGATCAGCGCAGCGTTGACCGCCGTGTTTGTTGAAACCGTCCAGCCTCCCGAAGTTCGCACAACCGCAATCCGGGTGTAGTTTGTGTACGAAGTCTCGTTGGTGGTCTGGTTGTTGCCGGTGCCCGGATCAGCCGTATACAAGCCAACGTACAGATTTGTGTACGGCGACGAAGCGGCGTTGTCCGCCATGTTCGCCCAAGCCGTGGCGTTGAAGATCAGTTTTAGCAGGTTGTTGCAGGTGGTTATTGACTTTGCCATTGGTTACCTCTAGACATTACTCAGTTCTTGGAACGGCGAATATGTCAGCGTCAACCTGTTCGCCCATGCGGATGTATACGTTGTGTAATTAGGATTGTTGGACACGTTAGCCCACCCCATCACACCTGTGCTCGTGCTAAACCTCTGAACCAACCAGCGCCCACCGGAGTCAGTCACTTTCCCAACATACAGCGGATCGCCATCAACAAAATTGTTGAGGTAATAACTGTTTGCCGGGAATAGATGTGCTACTCCAGAAACCGACACGGTTTACCCCAGCCTTGCACGCAGCGTATCCAACGCCTTTTCCGCTGCAGCCTTGCGCTTCTCAAG